CGCCATGCGGCCGGGTATGTTTTCGTGGTGGCGAGGTTCCGCACGGCGCTAAGCTTGATGCCGCCTACACGGTGGCCGTTAATCATGATGGTAATTCGTATCGCATGTACTGCCATTTTGGTGTGGAATATCTTGCCAATCGGCGCAGGTTGGTGTATTATTTTCAGAATGAAGGCTTGCCCCAAGCCAAGCTTTACGATCTGGGGTGCGAGTCTGATGGTGTTGCCGCATCCATTGCGCTGTTGGGTGCAAAATGCCTACAGTTTGCGGGGGTCACACTGGACCCTTGCGAAGGCCCCGGGTGGGAGAAGAATAGCGAAAGGGCATATCGGCTTCGCCTGAATCCTCAGGAAAAGCTTGGTGGGCTATGGGTGTACATCATCCTATCTGATATGGGGAGGCTGTCGAGTGTGAAATTGTATGAGGCCATCACCAGCGGCGATAATGATTACCGCATTTTAGGCTCGGGCCAATTCGATCCTTTCCTCACCGCGGTGCTGGGTGCGGATTATTGGAATGAGTTGACCAAGCTTGTTTCCTTAGGCGTTTTTAAGGGAAGTGAAGATGATTAACATCAGGAAGCGCCGGGCGTCAGACCTGGAATTTTATGTGAACACTTTCATATTCGCCGTGGAAGGGCACCTGGAAAAGAGGGACTACAATGATGTGACTAACTATTTGCGAACGTTGGGGGATTGGGGTGAGGATATTATCCGCAACCAGCGGCTTATGCACGATTTTGCTTGCGATCAGTTGGCCCCGCTGCTAGCGGTTGCGGTTGAGCAAAAACCATTTCTCGACATGCTGGGGTGGCTGTCTCTAGAGCGTGCCGCAATCAGCAAAATGTATTCCTGGATTATTGAAACCGTGCAAAAGTATTGCAAAAAATATGGGCTTGATTACAAAAAACTGCTAGCCGAAGTCAGCAGGCAAGTCCCGCTAGGCGATGATGGATTCACCGCCCCTGGCTACCATATCACCAAACGCAAGGACAAACCCAGCCGGGAACGGTGGCGGGGTGAGAAAGGCGAAATTTTGGGTGGCGCATTTTTCTTAGACAATCCTAAGATCAACTTTAAGGACTGTGATTATTGCGGGGTGCGGAATGTCCGTCTCTGAGATTGTTGCACTGGTTTGCGGAAAACCCTGCAAGGACGGCTTAGGGAGGGATTGTGAAGTATTCGTTATTAAATCACGAAAGCCGGGCGGCTTGGTTAAAGCTAAGAAAATCATACTTGACCGCTAGCGAGGTTGCGAAGCTCGGCCCGAAGGCCGTCAAGGCCATGGTGAACCTTGGTGAGGAAAAATGGGGCGACACACCCCCTTTCCGGGGGAACGAATACACGGAGTGGGGCAACATTCGGGAACCGGTTATCATTGGGAAACTATTAGGGGCGTGGATTCCGGTTGAACATAACACAAACCTTTTAGTTTCCACAACCCACCCACTGTTTGCCGCCACACCCGACGGGTTAATCCCCTGCAGGAACGCTACTGTGCAGATTAAAACCGCTGGCACGAAGCGTTTCTTTGATGATGTGGGGCACATGCCGAAAAACTATATGCGTCAGTGTCAATGGGAAATGCTTATTACCGATGCGGAAAAGTGTTTGTTCGTGGTTGAGGAAAGGTTGGAGTCGTTCGATGGTTTCCACCCCGGTAGGATCACCACCATGACCGTGCCCCGTGACGATAAGCTTATCGACACCCTGGTGAAAACGGGCATGCGGTTTGTGAACCTGGTTTTGGACGGCACCATAAGTCACCCCCAAAGTGAGGCGTTTAGGAGGTTTAAAGCGGAAGCTGAGTTTTTCTATAAGTGAGGCATAAAAAATGGCCCCCGGTGTTAAAAGCCGGGGGTGTTTTTATATGCGCCAATAATGTCACTGTTATGTTATCGGTCAGCATCAAGCGTGTTATTAATCTCACGCAGCTGTTTGACCTGTACGTTTATCAGCTCATCATCGGGTATATGGTGCTCCCTATGTATACTCAGCAGCCTGTCTATAACGCTTATAGCACGCTCCAGTGCCCTGTGCAAGCGTGACGCTATATCTTCGATAGCGTGGCGCCTGTCGCGTTCCTCATCAATGCGTTTCTCCAATATGTTTACCTGGTCTGATAGGCTGGTGATGCGTTGGTCCATGCGTTCGATTTCGCTTTTTCTAAGGTTCTGGTTATCGGTTTTCGCTTTCATCCATGCTGCTATAAGGGCGGTGACCGCGGTGGCCAGGGCTGCGCTTAACGCCGTCAGTTCGGCTATCATATGTTCTACCTTTCGGGTATTATGAAAAGCCCCAACCCATATAGGCTGGGGCAATCATCACTGCTCAAATACTACTTTTCCTGGGCCTCAATCACCGCGGGTGCAACAACCCGATTGTGAGACTTGCCCGCCTCGGTATCATCAATGATGTTGAACAGCTCATCATTGATTTTGTCCACCACACTATCAGTCACACCGTTAGGGGTGCGAGACACACCCAACACTGTGAGGATACTTAGAATGATTGGTACGATCTGCTCCGTGTAGGCGGGCAGGTTAGTGTGGTGCGCAAACACACCGGTCAACACTACCGCCACAATCAGCAGCGCGCTACCGAAAGCCGCAGTCACGGTGTTGGCCTTGCGCTTGCTGAGAGATTGCTTAGCAGCAATGTTCCGCAAAGCCTGGTTGAGTACATCTGCGGTCTGATTATTGAAAGCCATAAGCTTCCCCTTTCTTACCGAATCCGGTTGATAAGATTTTGCAGAAGATCATTCTGCTTTTCCGTAAGCTCGATCAATTTATCCAGCTTATCCCCATTACGCTGGGCTGCATCCATGCCCATGTAGGCGTGCGCGTTAGTATTGATGATGAAGTCACGTAAAGTGCCTTCCCATTCACTACCAGGCACCCGCGATTTAAAGCGTGCGTCTAAAACACCCATAAGCTCCCCTTTCCCAAAAGGTGGGTTATCAATATATTTCTGAACATTTGCACGGAATTCGTCCATGTCCATCATGTGGCCAGGGACACCATCACCCGCGCCGGGGTCCCACTTGCCCTGCGCATAATATGAGTACTCCCAGTGGGCAATACAGCGGCTGGAATCCAAACCCAAATACCACAGCAGTGCTGCTACAATCCTATGGTAGGTGTCGAGCATGTTATCCGGCCATGGCGAAACCCCGTCCGACTGGGGTTCAATACCGATCATATATGGGTTAGCGTTATCGGTCGGCAAGCCGGGGTACGATCCCCGACCCAAATGCCAGGCCACACCAGCCCCACAAATCGTGGCGGTATAGGGGGGTGTGCGGCTTAAATGAATCTGAGAAGACAAGCCGTTTTCCAAGCCCGGGTTCCGCGCAATATATTCCGCCGAAGGATTATTAGCCCCCGTGTGGTGCACCGCCACACCCCAAATCTTGGTGAAGTCACCCATGCCCCACTCGCGCCAACCATCGAGTTCTTGCACGTCAACGCCGAAAGCGCGTAAAACTTCGGGCATGAACAGGGGGTCGCCGTAGTGGTTGGGGTTGGGTTGTATCGGCATAATATCAGTGCTGGTGTCCTCTGGCATTTCTTCGGTCATGGGTTGCGTCAGTTGCGTGTGCGGTGTCCCGGTGGCGCCAGTTTGCCCCCACTCGTGCCATAGGATTTCATTAACATCACACTGTACGCCACCCACTGTTACGGTCCCGATTTTTTGGAACAGGACGGCTTCCTGGGCTAGCTCGCCACCACTCCATGCCGCGGTCTGCCAAGCCAAGAAATGGCCCTCGCCACAATCCGCGATCACACCATCCTCAACAGCCCAGGATATTACACGGGAATGCCCATATATTCCGGTGCGCCCGACACCCAAAATTTCGTTCACGCCACGGAAGTATTCGGCACCAAAACTATTCCACTCGCTGAGAGAAATATTATAATCCACGGCGAAGAAGCAGGCGGCGTCACCCCTGCCTAGGCTTTGCAAATGCTGCAAAACCGCGGTGGCATCAGACACCCCACCCGCATACCCGCGCTTCACATCGGAATCAGATTCTTTCCCGTACTGATACACGAAAGCTATAGACAAGCCGTTACGGTAGAAGTCGTCAAGCTCGTTTTTACCAATCGGCTTGCCCCGCATCCACGCTTCCCGTGGTTGGGATACGTACCGCACCGCACCCATATGGCCAGCGTTTTTAACATCGGCGGCGCTTGGAACACCAGCCGAATAGTCAATAATTGTTGACAATCACATCACCCCTAATCAGTCATCTGTCGCCTTAAAAAATAGGTAGCACCTACCATTCTTAATGTTGTGGGGGTCGCCAGTCCACCCGGTGGCAAAACAAGTCCAAAAATCATCAGACCTGAGCGAAAGACCCCGGTCGGTGTAGGTTTCCCCCGTGTCAGCATCCTGTAGCACCACTATCATCCTGCCCCATGGGTGCTTTTTCTTAGCTTTGCAATCCACAGTGAGTGTCGGCTGGTCATCAATTTTGCCGTTGGGGTCGATAACCACCTCATATTTTGTATCCATTGACCCCATATTGGGGTGCTTGAATTCAAAATCGTACACCAGGTCAACCCCAAATTTTGATTTCATGTACGCTTCCAGGGCGGTGAGGTTGGTCCCCGCGCGTTTCCGCTCATCAACGATGCGCAGCCACGTGTCCGACTGGTGTTTCAGCAGCTTCTCGTTACGGTTAAGAATATCCTTAGAAATTTTGATTTTCCGCACCACGCCGGTGGGGGTGGCCACAAATTCCACCCCGGACACTTTTGCCTCACGAAACATCCCAGGCCCAACCATCACATCAACCACATCACCAGGGCGAACATCCACGCCAGGGTTCGTGTTGCTAACCTCCAGGCCCTCAATATCCCGGGTGAAAGTAGTGGTCATCTCATTAGCTTTCTCCGCCCCACCAATCACCTGCGCAATATCCGTTATGCCCGCCGGAATATTAATATTAATATCCGACTTAAGAAAAGCCTGAATAAACAAGCCGTTACCCAAATCATTCCCAAGTGGGTACACGTAGACGGAACGTTTCCGCTGGTCCTCCGATAATGAAGCGCCATCGGGGTAGGTGACCGACCATGCGCCATACAGGCGTGTAGCCGTGGGGTAGGTGACAACAAACTCCATACTATTAGGTGTAACAATTTTATTCACCTTAGGCATTCTCGGCATCCTTCCCCTGTGAAACAAAAATGTATGGCACCGGGAAAACCGTTCCCACCTGCGTCCTGCCCCACACGCTAGCGTCCAGTGTTTCGCACGGGTATGCTACCCTTAAAAACAGGTTAATGTTAGCAAACTCCAAGGCGTCTTTGATAGTGTTAGCCATTGTATCCTCCGCCAGGGTGATAGTGATCTCGGGTGAGTCCAACCCGGTTTCCACCCTTCGGCAAAGAAATGGCGGCCCGGTATACCCCTCGGTCCGGTAGATGAGAGAAGCGTTTTCCTGGATCAATTTAGCGATCATCTCATCAGCCTTACCTATCACGGTAAACCCGTCCACCTGGTTACCCGCCCTAAAAAGTTTCAGAGTGTACTCACGGGGGGATTTCAGTGTGTTAATGTTGTCTTTAATCTTTTCGTTCTTAGTCTCTGACCAGGCTTTACGGTCCGAAACGGCGGGCATTTCACCCAGCACATCCAAGTATTCCAGGGCCTCAATCGTAACCGAATCAAACCGGCTGTTTCGGGTAGTGAACTTCGCCATTTTAATCTTCCCGAACCATCGCACATCCCCCGCATCAATAAGCAGCATCTTTAAATCATCGTGCATTAGCGCACCCAAAATTTGGATATCATGCTCGCTACCAGGTGGGGGCGCGAATACTCCGGCTAGCGAATACTCCACATCCAACCCGACACGCACACTAGCGGTACCGGGCTGGTTGTGCTGAAAATTATAGGAAAGATCACTATAATTATCCAGCTCGATCATGGGTTGCCCGCTGCCGTTGCATAGGCAAACATACACGCCGCGTTGCTTAATCACGTTGGCGCGCAGGTCAAACCATTTTTTCCACGCCTCCGTGGTGTTCATCGTGTCAAGTATGCCCGGCATTTTCTCAGCTTTCGTCCCTGCCCCACGGCACTAGGTAACGCTCTTCGTAGTCAATCCTATAATCGAAATTGCTTGTGAAACGCACCACATCACCGGCAGGGGACTGCAAATGCGCATAATCCTGTGGTTTCAGCTGGTCAGTGAGGGATTTAACGACCTGCCCGCTGCCGACGCGACGGACTACGGGGGCCTCGCCAAGATCAAAATTAATATAAACAAGCCCCTCGAAGTCGCCTGCTTCTAAGTTTAGGTTAAGAAAATCCAGGCCGGTGCCCCGCCACACCCCCTTAAAGCTGGTGGTCTCATTCCGTTTAAACCTGAGAGTCACCTTAAAACCGGAAGGAATGTTTGACTTGCGCTGGAAACTTGCCACCTGCACCCCATTTTCCAGCTTGGGGTAGACGCTTTTGACCTGGAACCAAAACCCGTCATCGCAGATCACGGGCACAATAACCTTGATGTTATCCTGGTCAAAATCTTGCGGGTCGGGGTTCGGCCACGCTAGTGAACGGGTAGTGCGCAAACGCGCGCTGTAGGTTGCGTTGTAGAACTTGTCCTGGCCTTGCCCGTAGGAGGTGACGAATGGCGCGTTATGTACGTTAAAAATGAAAGTCTTACCCGGCTGCACCTCATTCTGCAATCTTAAGAAGGATTTATACAAACTTGCTTCCCCGGTTTTGGCGGGGCCAGGGGTGACTGATAGGGTGAATTCCCCGGTGAACGGCTTAATGCGGTGCCCTTTATACACCTGACCTAAGCCGTTTACGGGGTTTTGCACAGTGTCCTCAAACTCACCAACCATGCCCTGTATGCTGTCCTCAGCCAGGGTGTAGTCGCGGTACACCCAGTTGCTGTTATCTGGATTGTTTTTCATGTGTTCAAGATCGGGCTTAATAAAACCTAAGGAACCAAGAGATGCTGATAGCATTTACGCCTCCAAATGTTAGGGGTTAAAACTAAACCATTATAGCATGCGACAACAAAACGTGGGCAGTATCACAATGATGTGGTTTGACACGGGTGCGGAAGCGTGTATAATTAAAAGCATCAGGTTGAAGATAAAGCCCAACCAAGAGCGTTGGGGCCTGAAGTCCAAGGAGGACACCGTGACCAACATCACAACCTACCCCAACGGCATCACCGGTAAAGAATGGGTGCACCCCACCACTGGGGAAACCCGCATCTACCTCAATGGCTGGCTGGAAGCCGTGGGGGTTGAACTCAGCTACTACGACACCGGCAACATCTGCTACGCAGAACTAGACGGCGAAAAAGTGAGCAACAACACAGGCAAGTCTTTGAAAGCGATGAAAGCCTGGATTGATGCCGATGGTGAGGTGCATGTGAAGATCAATGACCGTGCCCGTTTCTACATCAAAGAAGCTACCCTGATCGAGCGGATTAAGGAGGCCCTGAAGGAAGATAAGTAAAAGTATTCTCTCCCCTCTTCTCGCATCGTAAAAAACACCCCCAAATATCAGGGGGTGTTTTCTTATGCTCAAACTGTAGCGGTATTGCCCACCAGGGGAAACGCCGTTTAGTGCCTCTAGCGGGGCGATAGCGGGGGCAACTATCGAGAATGAACAATTACCCCAACCCCGCTCCGTTAGGGCGTTACAGGGCAAACTAGGAAGTGGGGCAAATCACAAACACTAGTTTTTCCGCAGCGAGCGTTGGAAGTCCCAAGCGTTCGGCTTCTTCTCTTCCTCGATCTCTTTCACGCGCAAATCCAAATCCGCTTGCGATTTACTGATCTGCTCCAGAAGCGCCTTCACCTCATCGGCACTGTAGGCGGTTTTATCCGAAGGCAAATTCACGGTGACGGTGGCACGCTTGTTGCCCACACGCTCCGACTCCGCGGCCGCATGCTCAG